GAATATATCATTACAAATATAACATCGCAACAATTAAAATATAATGAAAAATTAACAGATGATTGTGCTCATTTCTTGGAATTTAAAAATAATCAAACTAATTATCTGGATGCTATGTATAAAAATTTAATTAAAAAATTCTTATCAATTAAGCAATTAAATAGTATTAATTATGTAAATAAACTAAAAGAAATATATGATTCTCTTGTAGGTGACCCAAAACTTTATTATTATGAAAAATATAAACATGCTTTACAAGATATTATATTAAAAAGAGACCCAAAATTAGGTAGAAATCGTAATGATATATCATCTGATATATCAGATGATGATGAAGATGAAGATGATATATCAGATGAAGATGAAGATGAAGATGAAGATACAACAGCTGAAGAAAAACAAGAATTAAAACGCATAACTAAAAGGGGAAACATATTACAGCTTAAAAAAATTGAAAAAAGACGAAAACGACAAAATTATACAGATTTAACTAAAGACGAAATTAAAGAATTAATAAAAATAAAGAATTATGGTATAACTTCTGATGAATATATTATTATTTCACATTTATATAACATTTTTGGTGCAAAAGTTTTATATTTATATAAAACAGATATTCGCAGAATCTATTGTAAATCTCTTTTACAAAAAGAACTAGAACCAGAAGTTATTTTTATAGATTATAAAGGTGATAAATATTTGTCTGCTGATAAAACATCAATTAAATCTAATTATACAAATTTAGAAATATTTTCAGGAATTGATAATAACCTTACTACATATGATACAGATAATGAAATAATAATATTAGGTGATAATATATATAAATTAGATTATATACTTATCACTAATATTAAAAGTAATGATGGTATATGCGCATCTAGATTAGAATGTGGTCATTGTATTTCAGCAATTACATATGATAATAAAAAATATATTTATAATTCACAATATAGTATTAATGATGATATTAAATGCGAAAAGGATACAGACCCTATTAGAATTCCATGTTCTTTAATACAACAGGATTGGAATACTAATAATCCTGATTTTTGTATGAAACCATGTTATTATAAAAAAATTATGTCAAAACATACAACAACAGAAGCATTATGTTATAATGTTAAAGATATGAATAATGTGAATGCATATTTTAAAGTATGTACTAAAGAACAATTAAAAGATTTTACTATAGGTTTAACTGATAAAGATTTTATAAATTTTAATAAAATTAAAGATGCAATAAATAAATATGAACTTTATTCAAATCCTGCTCCGATAGCCCAACAAGAGCAAATATTAGCAGAGTTAGATAAATTAGAAGAACAGCAAGATGAAATGTTTAAAGAATTAAATAAAATAGAGAAACTAGAGAAACTAGAGCAACAAGAGCAACAAGAAGAAATATTTGCAAAATTAGAACATGATAAACCAACATCAGAAGAAGAATCATTAATAAATAGAATAAATAGTTTATATAGCACTGATTATATAACAAAAACAGATGATGAAAAATTACAAGAAAGACTTAAAAAATTAAATTATATGCATGGAATATATGAAGAAACAGAAAAAAATTTATTAGCTAAACTAGAACACATACAACGACCATCGACAGTACAAAGATCTATATCAGATATGCCTAATGGTGCAACCCCGCCAGTCTTAGACCCTAAAAATAAACCATCTTCGATGCGTGTTTTAAATATTCAAGATCAAGAACAATTATATTTAGAAAATAGATTAAAAAAACTAAAAGAAAGAAAAACTAATATAGAAATATTACTCAAAGGAGAAAAATTACTCAAAGGAGGTTCTATTAAATCTAATAAACAAAAAGTTAAAATTATTATTAACAAGAAAATAATAAATCGTGTTGTTTTTAAAAATAGATATGTAAAAATAAATAATAACAATGTCGATTTGTCTAATTTTAAGTATAGTAAAAAGTATGATGTATATTATATAAAAAAAAGCGACTTAAATATATTATAATGAAAATCAGAATTTTATTTTTATCTTTTTTATTATCAAGCTCTGCCTTTATTAATAATTTCATACCTATACAAAAACGACCTTCAATTAAATCATCAGTTTTAAGAACTTCCTTCAATACTTCGACTACTTATAAAATTAAGTTTGATGACACCAACAATAATTTAACATCAAATATTTCGAGGTCAATTGCAAAACGAAATGCGACTATTTATAAAATTAAGTTTGATGATTTCAATAATGATTTTGATAATGATTTAACGTTAGTCAAATTATATTTTTATAGTGTAAGTATTGTTTATTTATTCAATTTCATTATAAATCATATAAAGTAATTAATTTATAATAATAATAAAAAATGGATAATAATAATATTTTCCCTGTTATTTTATGTTTAGCAAAGAATGAATATAATTATATCGAAGAATTTGTGAAATATCATTTGGCCTTAGGGTTCAAACATATTATTTTATATGATAATCAAGATATTCCAGAGACTTATTCAAAAATATTAGAAAAATATTTAGATAAAATGACTATATTTCATGTACCTGGAAATGACCACGAACTAGCAATTCAATATATGATATTAAAACATTTCAATGAAATTGTAAGTTCTCAAATAAAAAATACCGTCACGCATGTAGCACATATAGACATTGATGAATATATCACATTAAAAAAACATCCGAATATTATTGAATTTATTAAAGAATATATAAAAGGCGATTGCACTGGAATAGGTATGAATTGGAGATTTTTTGGCTCATCCGGACATACAACTTATAGCACAGAACCAATTACAAAACGATTTACAAAATGTGATAGTAAAGGCGACAAACACATAAAAACCTTATGTGACATCCGACATTTAGTTGGATTTATTAACCCACATATAGCTCAATTAAAAGAGGGATATATAAAATCAACAAACGGTGATATATTATACAGTCCTTTCAATCCTAATATTTGTTTAGATGTAATTCAGCTAAATCATTATAAATGCAAAACATTTCATGAATATAAAATCATCAGAATGCGAGGTCGTGCTGATTTTAAAAAAGAAAAACAAGTACCATATGATTTAAAACTACTAGAAGAAGAATTTAAATCATATGATTTGAATGAAGATGTGGATTTAACGGCTAAACAATTTTATGAAAGTATTATCTAATATATAAAGTAATTAATTTATAATAATAATAAAAAATGGATAATAGTAATATTTTCCCTGTTATTGTATGTTTGGCAAAGAATGAATATAATTATATTGAAGAATTTGTGAAATATCATTTAGCATTGGGTTTTAAACATATTATTTTATATGATAATCAAGATGTTCCAGAGACTTATTCAAAAATATTAGAAAAATATCTAGATAAAATGACTATATTTCATATTGCTGGAAATAACTATGAACACGCAATTCAAGACATCATATTAAATCATTTTAGCCAAGTCTTAAGCCCTCAAATTAAGAATACCGTGACACATGTAGCACATATAGACATTGATGAATATATTACATTAAAAAAACATCAGAATATTATTGAATTTATTAAAGAATATATAAAAGGTGATTGTTCTGGAATAGGTATAAGTTGGAAATTTTTTGGGTCATCAGGACATACGACTTATAGCACAGAACCAATTACAAAACGATTTACAAAATGCGATAATAAACCCGACAAACACATAAAAACGTTATGTAACCTCCATCATTTAGTTGGATTTATAAATCCTCATCAAGTTCTATTAAAAAAAGGATATATAAAAGATACAAATGGGAATATATTAAACAGTCCTTTTAATTATAATTTTAATAATTGTTTAGATGTTATCCAGATTAATCATTATAAATGCAAAACATTTCATGAATATAAAATTATCAGAATGCGTGGTAGTGCTGGTAAAATACAAGTGCCATATGATTTGAAACTATTAGAAAAAGATTTTAAAGCATATGATTTGAATGAAGATGAGGATTTAACGGCTAAACAATTTTATGAAAGTATCATCTAGGGTTTATTATTATTTGTTTATTATAAAAGTTATCAACGAAATGTAATTCATGCAATTCTATTTTCTTGGCGATATTAATAGTTCGATTATTAAATTTGGCCGCATTATTTTTCCAAAAAGCAAAAAGAATATTATTGCTTTTTTCTACTTTTTTTTTAGGATACAATCCATTGGTATATAAAATATAAGGATGAGCTATATTATACTTGCTCAAATATAAATAAGGTATGCGTTCATAAATAAAAGGATGATATGAATATTTTAATTGGCCGAAAATTTGTAATAACATTTCATCATCTAATTCACTGATGTATTCAATATAACTCCATAGAAGTTTTTGAATATCTTGATTGGAATTAATAATATTCTTACATTTTTTAAAAACTTGAATGTAATCTAACATAACTTTAGGTGTAGCAATCCAATAATTACAATAGAATTCTATAAAATTATTATTTATAAAATTATTATTGTATCCGCCTAATTCTTCAAATAATATTTTTAAGATTTTTTTATTATTTGGTTGTCTTATATCTATGCAATTTAATAGGTTTCTATCATTAATAACATAAAACGGTATGACATCAAATTTATTATTAAATAGAAAATTAGCCAATTTATTAATATCAGGTAATAATACTTTTGTTTCTGCTTTCCATGATAATGTTCCTACATAATCGTAATCTTTCCAATCATCATAATTATTCGGCAGCCATTCGTCATACATATAATTCTCAAATAATATCGTAGGTGGCAATATTACGAATTTAGCCCATTTATTATGTCCATACATTCTTTTAGCAATATTCAATGTTTCATTACTGTAAGTTAATATATATATCAATATTTTGGCTGAAGACATTTATATATTTTTAAATAATACTAATACTTTTATATAATTGTAGTAAAAAATAAAAAACTAATAAAAAAATGATTAAGTAATTTTTATTAAATAATTATCCTATTAAATTCTGGATCACCCAAAATGACTGACAAACTGCTTCAGCGCCTCAAGGACCTTATTCTCAATTGCACGAATGAACCGTCTAAGAAAGATTTAGCAGCTGCTGTTACTCGGGTTTATAAGGATAAAGCCGCTGCTGCCAAGGAAGAGAAGAAACAATCAGATGACAAGCCTAAACGCAAACCATCTGCTTATAACAACTTTTACAAGGAACAATCGGCCGTCCTTAGAGCAAAAGAAGAAAGCGTTCCCAAAGAGGAACGTATGAGTGCTAAGGAGAAGATGGCTCATATTGCTTCACTGTGGAAAGCTCAGAAGGAACAGGCGGCGGGCGGAGAAGCTGAAGAAGAAGCTTTTTCAGATGCTCATGAAGATGCTCCTGAAGACCAAGGCTCTGAAGCAGAGGAAGAAGAGCCAGTTAAGCCTCCTCCCAAAGGGAAGAAGGCAGATAAGAAGGAGAAGGAAGATAAAAAGGAGAAGAAGGAGAAGGAAGATAAGAAGGAAGAAAAGAAAGATAAGAAGGAAAAAGACGATGGACAAGCGAAAAAATCTAAGAAACATCAGAAAAAGGATGATGAATAGATTTTAAAAGAAAAAGAAAATGACAAAAAGAAATTTTTGTCATTTAAATATAAACATAAACATTTGTATTAATTTTATAGTAAATTGATAAAAAAGGAAAATATGTTTATAATATTATTATTGTGATTAGATTGAAATGACTACCACCACCACTATGTTTTCCGAAGCTAACTTTGTTTCCGAGGTTATCAATGAGTATCATCGCCGCTGCGAAAATGGCATTTATGATGATATCATAGATATAATCGAAGCGTTGATTGTTACATATCCGGATTATCCTCAATATTTTCGGGTTCATTATCCAAATATCAACAACACCGACAACATGAAATCACATCTATATTATAAAATTTCCGATATTTTAGATGATGATTATGAAAGCGGTGCCGATACTGATGATGAAAATGACTAAAAGTAGAGATATCCAAAAAAATGGCAAAAAGAAATTTTTGTCATTTTCTTTTCTAAGGTTTTTTATTTAAATGACAAAAATTTCTTTTTGCCATTTTTTTTGGGTTTTTTCTTTTAGTTGTCTTCTCCGTCATAAGTGTCCGCCCCACTTATACAACCGTCATCTATATATTCATCTACTTTACAGAATAGATGATATTGTATTTGATTTAAGGTTGAATTCAGATAAGGAGGATACTCTCTAAAATCTGGATATCTAACTAAGAATTCGTCGATGATGTCGTAAATATCAGTAAAGCCATTTACGACGACGCATCTACGCAGGTATTCGTCTCCGACAAGTGTAACAAAGGTAGCTTCGTTGAATGGTGCTGTTGAGGTCATTTTCTGATAACAATCACAATAATTATAAACCATAACTCAAATCACTTTTTATTTAATTATTATTAAATTAATACAAAATTATATTTATAAATAATAATGGAATTGTTGAGTTGGATAGAGAAAGATAAATTGAACTGGTTCGAATTATCCAAAAACGAAAATGCCATTAAATTATTATCAGAGAATATTGAAAAGGTTGATTGGTCGGCATTATCACGAAACCCTAATGCAATTCCGATATTAAAAAAACATCAAGATAAAATCAAATGGTTACATCTTTCTTTAAATCCAAATGCTATGGAATTGTTAAAAGAAAATCCAGACAAAATAAACTGGATATCATTATCAGAAAATCCTTCAGCAGTAGAT